CCAAAAAAATGCTCCGGGGGTATATTTGGCCAAATGTTTTTGGTTTTTTGCGGTTAAAAACTAATGGCAAAGTACGTGCAAAGTCAATACTACCATAGCGAAAGGACTAACATAGTGTCTGCAACACATGACGAAAACGTTCCACATGAAGCACAAGTCGATGCGGCTATCGACGACCAGATGGAGAGGACTTCCACGCATGCTGCAATCGCAGATGTGACAGCTACAGCCATCTCGGATGCAGCTGCACCAGGTGCTGCGTACAACCAGACCGAGATGACCAATATTCGAAACGAGGTCGTCGCTCTCAATGCGCGTCTAGCTCTTACAGTAGCTGCGCTCAACAATGCACTTGCTGTTCTTCGCGACGCTGAGTTGATTCCAACCTCCTAGATTTAGATATTCTGAAAGGAGGGTCGCGTGCCTGCTAGAAGAAGGCGGTCAGGGTCGGATAAGACTCCGCATAAACCCGCGACAACTCCTGAAGCTAGAGAGAGTGAGGTTGTTGGTTTAGCTATTGACCTTGCCGAAGAACAAATCCGTGATGGGACTGCATCCTCGCAGGTCATTACGCATTTCTTGAAACTCGGTTCGAGTCGAGAGCAGCTCGAACAACAAAGACTTGAACATGAGAACGAATTAACTCGAGTAAAGATCGAAGCCATCGAATCTCAGAAACGCGTAGAAGAGTTGTACATGGAAGCACTCGATGCAATGCGTAGTTATTCGGGAAATCCATCAACCTCTGAACAAAATGATGAGAACTAAGACTTACTCTGAGCTGAGAGCTTTGGACACATTCGAAGAACGATTCCGTTATCTAAAAGTTCCAGGAATCCTCGGAGCAGAGACCTTTGGGTTTGATCGCTGGATTAATCAACGTTTTTACAAGTCTTATGAATGGGACCATGTTCGAAGTTACGTCATAACACGTGACAGTGGATGTGATCTCGGTGTTCCTGGCTATGAGATCTATTCGGGTCTACTAGTTCATCATATGAATCCTATTTCTTTAGATGATATCAAACAAGGCGATGAATCGCTAATTGATCCTGAGTTCTTGATCACTACATCGCTGCAAACTCACAATGCGATTCACTACGGTGACGAAAGTCTTCTTCCACGAGGACCCGTAGTAAGACAAAGAGGTGATACAACACTCTGGTAGGAGAATAAAATGCAAAGTCCAGTTTCAATCGCTAAAGATCGTCCAACGGAGACGGCTACACCAGTTGTGGTCGCCATCGCCGTTCTACTAGCAAAACTGATCGGTGTCGATGATCCGGACACCATCTTTTACATGACTATCGTTCTTGCATTCGTACCAGCGGCAGTGACGTGGCTAGTTGTGCTGCTTAGAAAGAGGTCCGAAGTTTAACCTATTTAAGGGGGCCTTGTGACGACGGCTGTGCTTATAGCAATAGGCGCGGCGATCACGGCATTATTTACCCCTTTAGTCACACTGCTCGTCGCCTATCGTAAGATGTCCGGGTCGGTAGCTTCTTCGGAGGCTGGAGCACTCTGGGACTCTGCGGGTCAGTTTCGAGCTGACTTGTTGGAGCGAATCAAAATACTTAATGCTCGACAGCTAGAATTAGAAGAACGTATTGCTGCTCTCGAGATCGCTAATCACAATCTAACGATAGAGAACGAAAGTTTACGCATTCAGTTAGGGAGGGTTTCTAATGCCTGATCCCGGACTTCAATTGGTACGTTTAATTCAACATCGCTTACGTTGGCTGACGGTTTCTGTCATTGTGGTTTATGTAATTCTTGTCCTGGGATTGGTTGCGGGTGTTGCTGGTGGCTATTATTGGGTTAGACATAAAGCGCATGAGACCAATGTCCGTATCGCAGAAGAAAGAAAGAACCGATTAAAAGAACAACGACGAATTCACGAAGCCGCTGCGCAGGCACAGTTTCAGACGTACATTCTTTGCCGCTCACAAGGTCGGACGAAGAAACAGTGCCAAAAAATTGCTAGTGGTATCATCTTATCACCACGTATTTCTTTCCGAAAGCTAGATGCACGTATTCTTCGGGTTGCAGAGTTAACTGTGACTCGTTTGTTCAAAGGACCAAAGGGTTCGAAAGGTGAGCAAGGAGAACGAGGACTTCCAGGCCTGTCAATTCGTGGACCTCAAGGACCACCAGGGCCTAAGGGACCTCCTGGTCCACCCGGGCCTCGAGGACCAGCTGGACCTCCTGGGAAAGGACACCGAGGATCTCAGGGACCACAAGGATCTCAAGGGCCTCAAGGACCTCAAGGACCTAGAGGTGCTCAGGGACCTCAAGGTGCTCAGGGTCCACCTGGAAACGCGTTGGATTGGTGCCCGGGAAGGCTTACTACTATCGAACTTTTCCGTGGTCCTAAGATCTTGGCTTGTGTAGTAAGTGAATTTAACACTTCGATAAGAAAGGAACCAAAATGGACGAGCAGGGAGCCCAGCAGGAGATGACGCAGAACGAAGGGCAGGAAGCAGCTCAGGAGGCAGGGACAGTTACTGCGCCGGATCCCAATCCAGATCCTAATCCTCAGCCAGAGTCTAATCCGAATCCAGATCCGAACGCTCAGCCAGATCAGGATCCGAATACTCAGTCTGATCCGAATGCGAATACAGGACAGGAGACTGGGACGACAGGTGGTCCGGTAACTGAGGAGATTCCTGCAGATTCTCCGCCGGTCGCCGTCCATCCTCACGCAGAGCAGCCACCGCCCGAGCAGCCGCCGGGGACCGAGCCAGCTCCTGAGTCTCAGCCAGGAACTGAGCCAACGCCTGAGCCAGCACCAGAGGCTCAGCAGGGAGAGGGGACCACAGGAGAGACTCAGCAGGAGGGTTAATATGCCTGAAACAGGCGAAGATGTAGTTGTGGACAAAGTCAGAGAAGAAGATGCTGACGAGTCTGAAAACAGAGATATTGTAGTCGACTCAAAACTAGACGTGACACCCGAGGACGACGATGACAGCACCTAATGTCAGATTTTCAAGAGACATTACGGTTGGATGTCAAGGTAAAGACGTAATCGGGCATAAGCGCGCAATCTCGAGAGCCGTTCCACTACGATATCCTTGGCACGATTTCAGTGATTACTGTGGAACCACGTTCATGAAAGCCGTTCAAGAGTGGAAGAAGAGCAAGAACATGAACACTCTTCCACGGATTGGCTTGACGGCTCATAACGTGTTGGAGCGCACACATGAGAAGGATTCTCAAGAGTGGGCGTTCGATCCAATCGCAATCGAGCTATGCAAGGAGTACTACGAAGAACATCATCAACCTACCGATGATCAGAAAAGACAAAAAGGTGTAAGTGCTGCATTCTTCTGGTATTCGCATCGTAGCGCTATTGCATATTCTCAAGCTCGACCATTCCAGCTCGGGAAACCTCTGTGGGTTCCCAGTCGATGGGATTGTAGTGGATTTGCTACAAATTGTCACTACGCAGGTGGTGCTCCGGATCCAAATGGTCGTGGTTATGATCACTTGGGTTATACAGGAACGCTCATTGATCATGGGGTTCGTGTAGCCGGAGTCAGTCAACTAAAACCTCTCGATCTGATTTTCTATGGGTTCTCACGAGCTCAGCCAGGATTCCCAGGCGGATCACCTACACACGTAGCAGTCTATGTAGGTGTGAAGAACGGTGTGCCAATGGTAATCTCTCATGGCCACTATCCAATGGGATATTATCCTTACAATTATAGAAGCGACATTAATCATTATCGGCATTATAATGTGTGATGCCGAGTAAAGAATCACATAAAGTGGGTGGAGTGCATGGAACCAAGTATCCTTATAAGCACCAAGAAGGTTTTGGGTATTGCTGAAGATTATACGGTGTTCGACGAAGATATTATCATGCATATTAATACGGCTTTCTCTACTCTCACCCAACTGGGAGTCGGCCCAAGCGCGGGCTTTATGATCGAAGACGAAACTGCCGAGTGGGACGAGTTCCTTCCAGCAGAACCGGGGGATCTTCAGTACAATGCCGTTAAATCATATGTATTTCTCAAAGTATCAATGCTTTTCGATCCTCCGCAAACATCGTATCTAATTGCCGCAAAAGAAAAGCAAATTCAAGAGCTCGAATGGCGTTTGAATGTGCATCGAGAGGAAACAGGATGGGTTGATCCTGATCCTCCAGTAATTCCCATCGAAGAGACCATCTAGGAGGTAATCGTGGGAATCGAAGGAATCGAGGAACTGACGAGCGACGAGCGTAACGATCGCATGAGACAGCGCGATCAGGAGGCACAGGCTGAAAGAGAGACCAGAGATCAGGTCCAGGCTGACGACGCTCGGGCAAGACAGATCAGGCAGGGTGTTATCTCAGAGGAGTCTGAAGAACCACAGCCAGAAGAATAGGGATCACTATGGGTAATGTAGCTATTGTTGCGATCCCTTCTGAAGATGATTACGTTCACAAGATCTCTAGTGAGAAAACCGCCCATATGACTCTCCTGTTTCTAGGAGAGACTGATAAGGTAAAGAACCTACCCAATATTTTGGGTTTCGTACAACACGCAGCCAATCAGTCTCTTATGCGCTTCGGCATGGACGTCGACCGTCGAGGCGTATTGGGCCCTGAGGAAGCTGACGTGTTGTTCTTCAACAAGAGTAGATGGAGCGGTTTCGAATCTGTAAACAATTTTCGCTCTTACCTTCTTAAAGATCCTAACATCCGCACAGCATACGATTCGACCGAACAATTTCCCGAATGGATTCCTCATCTCACGCTTGGTTATCCCAAGACTCCGGCTAAACAAGATACACGAGATCATCCGGGAATCTACTACGTTCAATTCGATCGCATTGCTGTTTGGACTGGCGATTTCGAAGGTATTGAATTCCCTTTGAAAGCTTACGAATGGGATGCGGAGCTAGCTATGGGAAACACTGCAGGAAAGAACGCTGTAGACAACATTCTCACACACTTCGGTGTCAAAGGAATGAAATGGGGTGTCCGTCGAAAGGCCACAGTAGGGCCACAAGAAGTTGTTGTCCGAGATTCACGAATCACAGGACGAGGAATTAGGACTTCTGGTGGAGCAGGACACCCAGCTACAGAATCAGCTATTCGTGCACGAAGGATTGGACAGATCGGAAAGAAGAGTGGTCTAAAAGCGCTCAGTGACGAGGAACTTCAGACGTATGTGAAGCGAATTCAACTCGAGCAGAGTGTGAAGCGTCTTCAGTACAGCGAGAAGAATCGTGCTCAGCGATTTGTGGCTAGTCTTCTTGGACAGACGGGGAAGAGTTCAGCTCAAACAGCAGCGAACACTGCCTCGTCAGCCGCAGTCAAGAAAGGACTCATTAAAGCCGGTTTGCTAGCCGCGGCTTAGGGAGGTTAGCATGGGCCTATCTAATACTGCGACACCGATTTACTATGGTCAATTTCGCGAAGCTGTTCTAAGAGGTGAAATACCTGTAAATCGCGAGATTTCTCTAGAGATGAATCGGATAGATGCGCTCATTGCTAATCCCAATATCTATTACGACAATGAAGCGGTTGAAGGGTGGATTCGCTTTTGCGAAGGTGAGTTAACATTAACTGACGGATCCGATCTACATCTTCTTGATTCATTCAAGCTATGGGGCGAACAAATCTTTGGATGGTACTACTTCGTCGAGCGTAGCGTATACGTTCCGTCCGCTGACAATCATGGTGGCCATTACGAAAAACGGTTAATCCGGAAGCGCCTAACGCTTAAACAGTATCTAATAGTTGCGCGAGGTGCAGCCAAGTCGATGTACGAGTCGGCGATTCAAAGCTATTTTCTGAACGTCGACACGTCCACGACACACCAGGTTACCACGGCGCCAACCATGAAGCAAGCCGACGAAGTTGTCTCTCCAATCCGTACTTCGATCACGCGCGCGCGAGGACCATTGTTCAAGTTCCTCACGGAAGGATCTCTTCAGAACACGACGGGATCTAGAGCTAACAGAGTCAAGTTAGCAGCGACTAAGAAAGGCATCGAGAACTTTCTCACTGGATCTCTACTCGAGATTCGGCCAATGGCCATCAACAAGCTCCAAGGTCTTCGTCCTAAGATCTCCACAATCGACGAATGGTTGTCTGGCGATCTTAGGGAAGATGTGGTGGGAGCTATTGAGCAGGGAGCATCTAAACTCGAGGACTATCTGATCGTTGCTGTTAGCTCTGAAGGAACTGTTCGTGCTGGCTCAGGGGATACTATCAAAATGGAATTGATGGACATCCTTAAAGGCGAGTACCTCGCACCGCATGTTTCGATCTGGCACTACAAGCTAGATGAACTAGAAGAAGTCTCAGATCCGTCTATGTGGTTGAAGGCTAATCCAAATCTGGGGGCCACGGTTTCTTATGAAACTTATCAACTTGACGTGGAACGAGCCGAAAAAGCTCCAGCGTCTCGAAACGACATTCTGGCTAAGCGTTTCGGCATTCCCATGGAAGGTTACACCTATTTCTTTACATACGAAGAAACTCTCCCCCACCGAACACGAGAATTCTGGCAAATGCCTTGTGCTCTCGGAGCAGATTTGTCCCAAGGAGACGATTTTTGTGCGTTTACGTTCCTATTCCCGTTGGGCCACGAAAAGTATGGAGTAAAAACTCGGAGCTATATCACTGAGCGAACGTTGATGAGACTTCCTGCCGCCATGCGACAGAAGTACGAGGAGTTCATCAACGAGGCGAGTCTTCATGTCATGCCGGGAAACATTCTCGACATGATGGAAGTTTACGAAGATCTCGAACGGTTTAGTCTAGCTTCTGAGTACGATGTTCGGGCCCTTGGTTACGACCCATATAACGCGAAAGAATTCGTAACTCGGTGGGAGGCAGAAAACGGACCCTTTGGTATTGTGAAAGTTCCACAAGGAGCTAAAACAGAATCGGTTCCTCTAGGCGAGATCAAGACCTTGAGCGAAGAGCGACTTCTAGTCTTCGATCAAGCTCTAATGTCGTTTGCGATGGGGAACGCTATCACCCTGGAAGATACGAACGGTAATCGTAAACTCTTGAAGAAGCGCCAAGACGAGAAGATCGACAACGTGGCAGCGCTTATGGACGCTTGGATCGCTTTCAAGGCGAACAAGGAGGCGTTCGAATAGATGGGGATCGTGTCGAAGATCTACAACGGTCCGTCCGATTGGATAGTAGAAAAAACTAGTGCTCGCAGTCGACGCTCGTTTGGTTTTTGGACATTGATACTAGCAATAATTGGAGCGCTCTTCTTCGGGAGAGTCGTCTTCTACGTAACATTGCTTAGTCTATTGGCGTTGATACCGAATGTAACGGCAGAGACTCCGGTTGAGCATGAAGATGGCGACGAAGAAGAACCATCGTATCCAACTGACTCTCAACCAGAGCCGGGTGTTGTAGACAAGCTTCAAGAGCTGGAAGATGAGCGATAGTTTGTGGAAGGAGGTGAGATGTGTCACGAATAGGCAATGCGTTGACGCATGCCTGGAACGTATTTACTAATAATAGACCAGTCGTTACACGAAATAGTCCCTGGCCATTTGGTTCAGATCCTGCTGATGCTGCTAATGCTGGAAATCACGGACCTGGTTATGCAGTAAGACCAGATCGTGTTAGAGGTCGAGTTACTAACATGAAAACGTTGATTTCTTCGATCTATACTCGTCTTAGCATTGATGTCGCTTCGATTGACATGCGACATGTGAAATTGGACGAGCAAGATCGGTATCTTCAGGACATGAATAGTGGACTAAATAATTGTTTGACTGTTGAAGCTAATATTGATCAAGCTGCGCGAGCTTTTAGACAAGATATTGCCATGACCCTTTTTGACAAAGGTGTCGCAGCGCTTGTTCCAGTCGACACATCGATTAGTCCGGAAGAATCTGGTGGCTACGAAATTTTAACGCTTCGTGTAGGAGACATCGTAACGTGGTACCCCAAGCATGTAAGGGTAAGTCTGTACAACGAAGCGACGGCACAACGAGAAGAGATTACTCTAGAGAAAAGCTCTGTAGCTATCATAGAGAATCCTTTGTTTGCCGTAATGAATGAGCCAAATTCGACTCTTCAGCGTTTGCTACATAAGCTAGATCTATTGGACGACATAGATACGCAATCTGCTTCCGGAAAACTTGATTTGATTATCCAGCTTCCTTATGTGATTAAGTCTGAAGCCCGTAGACAGCAGGCAGAACAACGTCGAGCAGACATTGAGTTTCAGCTTAAGGGTAGTCAGTACGGGATTGCCTATACAGACGGAACGGAAAAGGTCATTCAGCTGAATCGTCCGGCCGAGAACAACATGATGGCCCAAATCGAGTACTTGACCGAGATGCTGTACGGTCAACTTGGTCTAACGGAAGAAGTTATGAACGGCACAGCTGATGAAAAAGCTATGTTGAATTATTGGAACCGTACAATCGAACCAGTTCTTACGGCTATCGTCGAAGCTATGAGACGTACTTTCTTAACTAAAACTGCTAGAACTCAAAAGCAAACTGTTGCGTTCTTCCGGGATCCATTCCGATTGGTTCCGATTGAGAACATCGCTGAGATTGCTGACAAGTTCACTCGTAATGAAATTATGACGTCGAACGAAATGCGACAGGTAGTTGGCATGGCTCCTCACTCTGATCCGAAGGCTGACCAACTGGTAAACAGTAACATGCCTCAAGAAAAGACTGGCAACGGAGTCGTACTACCAAAAGATCCGGTTCTGGCAGAAGTAGCATCTGTTGTCAATGATGCCAAAGTTAGGAGGAGTAGTCAAAATGGGAGCTGAGGCTAAGCCTGACTTTAGCGGCTACGCCACGAAGGCTGGTCTTAAATGCTCAGATGGCCGGACTATCATGCCGGATGCCTTTAAGCATCAGGATAAAGAGACAGTTCCGTTGGTCTGGCAGCATGGGCACAATGAGCCCAGCAACGTACTAGGTTACGCAGTGCTCGAGAATCGTGATGACGGTGTTTACGCATATGGGTACTTCAATGACACCGAACAGGCGAAGAATGCCAAGACTCTGGTGCAGCACGGAGATATTAAGTCGCTGTCTATTTACGCAAACGAACTTGTCGAGAAGGCTAAGAACGTTCTTCACGGAATGATTCGTGAACTCAGTCTAGTGCTGTCGGGTGCTAACCCCGGAGCGCTTATCGACAACATTACACTAGCCCATAGTGACGGTGAGATCGTCACGTTGGAAGATGAAGCGATTATCTTTACTGGTCTAGAACTAAGTCATTCTGATGGAGATTCGTCGGAGTCCGAAGAAGAGAAGAAGGAAGTTGAGGAAGAGGAAACAAAGGAAGTAGTGCACTCCGCGGAAGATCCAACAGTCCAAGAAGTTTATGATTCGATGGCTCCTGAGCAGAAGGAAGTTGTCCACTACATGGTCGGCATGGCGCTTGCTCAGCACATGTCCGAGCTTAAGCAGAGTGCGACACCTGAACCTGAGAAGGAAAAGGAAGAAGAGAAGGAGCCTACTGCTGAAGAACTTGTCCACGATGACACTAATAAAGAGGAAGGACGACGCATGTCCCGCAACGTCTTCGAGCAGCAGAACGGAGGCAAAAAGGAAGAAGAGCACGTTCTGACACATGACGCGGTCCGAGAGATCGTCACCGAGGCCCAGAGGGCTGGATCGCTGAAGGAAGCAGTCGAGACGTACGCTCTTAAGCACGGCATCGACAACATCGAGGTTCTCTTCCCGGATGCCCGTTCGGTAACGGACACCCCAGAGTTTGACCAGCGAAGAGTCGAGTGGGTTTCTAGCGTCATGAACGGGACCAAGCACTCGCCTTTCTCTCGGATTAGGTCGCTCGTTGCTGATATTACCTTCGACGAGGCTCGTGCACGCGGCTATATCAAGGGTAGCTTCAAGAAGGAAGAGTGGTTCAGCCTTTCAAAGCGGACCACGGCACCAAGCACAATCTACAAGAAGCAGAAGTTGGATCGTGACGACATCATCGACATCACCGATTTCGACGTGGTGATGTGGCTCAAGGGTGAGATGCGTCTCATGCTCGACGAAGAGATCGCACGTGCAATTCTCATCGGCGACGGTCGTGCTGTTGACGACGATGATAAGATCAAGGACCCAGCTGGCGCCACCGACGGCGTGGGTGTGCGTTCGATCCTTCACGATCACGATCTCTATGCAACGACGGTTACTGTCGATGACACCGCTGCTGCGATCGACGTTGTCGACGCGGTTATCTCGGCTGGTCGATGGTACAAGGGCTCAGGTTCGCCTACGCTCTACACGACCCTGCCCGTCCTTACGTCGCTCTTGCTTACTCGAGACAATCAGGACCATCGTCTGTGGAAGACTCCTGCCGAGCTCGCTTCGGAGATGGGTGTCTCGAACATCGTCACTGTCGAGGTCATGGAGAGTGAGCCAGATCTTATCGGTATCGTCGTGAATCTCAAGGATTACACGATCGGCGCCGATAAGGGTGGAGAAGTCAACTTCTTCGACGACTTCGACATCGACTACAACCAGTACAAGTACCTGTACGAGACTCGCATTTCTGGAGCCCTGACGAAGATTCGCTCGGCTCTGGTCATCAAGAGGGCAGCCGCTGGTGGCGTCGAGGCTACGCCAACGCAGCCAGCCTTCGATGGTACCACGGTGACGGTTCCGACCGTGACTGGTGTTGTCTACAAGAACAAGTCAACTGGTGCAACGCTCACGACGGGTAGCCCAGTAACGCTGGCCCCAGGTGCTTCGCTTACGGTCGAGGCCACGCCTACTACCGGCTATTACTTCGAGAGCAACCAGGAAGACGAGTGGACTTTCACGAACGAAACGTAAGGTAGGTCCCTCATGGCAAGGTTTTCCGGTCGTGTTGGTTACGGCGAGCCGATAGAAACGAGACCTGGTGTATGGGTTGACAACATTGTTGAGCGAACATATTTTGGAGATGTCATTCAGAATATTAGATCCCTCAAGCAGGGAGAAAATCTCAACGATGACATAAGTGTTCAAAATTCTATCAGCATTGTAGCCGATGCTTATGCTAACGATCATTTCTTTGCCATTCGTTATGTGGAATGGGCGGGGGCTTTGTGGAAGGTTTCGAGCGTTGAAGTGCAACGCCCCCGTCTTCTACTTAAATTAGGGGAGGTGTACAATGGGCCTACGCCTGGATCTACACCAAATCCTTGAAACGTTTACGCCTAATGTATATTTTCAACCTCCGAACAACATCGAGTTGAAGTATCCGTGCATTATTTATAAACGTGACTTTGCTGATACTAAGTTTGCTGATGACATTCCATATAACCATAGGTTAAGATATCAAATTATGGTCATTGATCCAGATCCCGATAGTGACATTCCGGGTAAAGTAGCATCAATGCCAATGAGCTTGTTTAATCGGTTTTATACAGCCGACAATCTGAATCACGATGTATACAACGTCTTCTTCTAAAAGGAAAGGTAGAAATGGCACCCCTTACATGGGATGACGTGGGGCAACGACTGTACGAAGTTGGCGTAGACCATGGAGTCCTTTATCTTCCCGATTCAGGCGGAGTTTACTCCGATGGAGTTGCTTGGAATGGGCTCACCACGGTCACCGAATCGCCTTCTGGTGCAGAGCCTTCGCCACAGTACGCAGATAACATCAAGTATCTGAATCTCATCTCCGCTGAGGAGTTCGGCGGAACGATCGAAGCATTCACCTATCCAGAGGAATTTGCAGAGTGTGACGGTACAGCAGTTCCTGCTACAGGTGTTACTGTCGGTCAGCAGAGCCGTAAGGGCTTCGGCTTGTCTTATCGCTCTCGCATTGGCAACGATCTCGATGGTACCGATCATGGCTACAAGCTGCATCTTCTTTACGGCTGCTATGCATCTCCATCCGAGAAGGCCTACGCAACGATCAACGATTCTCCCGAGGCAATCACCTTTAGCTGGGAGATCTATACTGTTCCGGTCGCTGTAACCGGTATGAAGCCGACTTCGCTAATCGTCATCGATTCGACGAAGGTCGATCCGGCAGACCTGGCCGCTCTAGAGGCCGAGCTGTACGGAGACTCCGGCGGAGACCCGAATCTCCCGACACCAGACGTGGTTATCGCCATGTTCGCAGGCGCCCTGACCGTCGTGGATACGGGAACTCCGGCTAACCAGCCGACGTACAACGCTGGCACCCATGTCGTTACGCTTCCGGCAGTCACTGGTGTTCAGTGGAAGATCAATGGAGTCAACAAGGCTCCTGGTGCTCAGCCAGCTCTTACCGTTGGTCAGACGGCTAACATCACCGCTAATCCGATGCCAGGTTATCGCATCGATGGTGACGACGACTGGACCTACGACTATTAACAGATGGGTTTAAGACAGGAGGTCAGAGGATGCTCGAGATTGTGGTTCCAGGTGTCGAATACTTCAATGAAGAAACTCGAGAATTCGTTACTAAAGGTGATGTGACCTTGGAGCTAGAGCATTCTCTGATCTCACTGTCAAAATGGGAGTCGAAATACGAGAAGCCTTTCTTAGGTAAAGGTGATAAGACGTCAGAAGAGGTTCTTGGTTACATAAAATTCATGACGTTGACTCCCAATGTTCCAGAAGAGGTATACGAGAAGCTTTCGGAAGCCAACATCACGGACATCAATAACTATATTGACGCAAAGATGACCGCGACGTGGTTCAATGAGCCTCCGGGCGCTCCTAAGTCTCGGGATGTGATCACAGCAGAGCTCATTTACTACTGGATGATCACTTTTCAGATCCCGTTCGAGTGTGAGACGTGGCATCTTAACCGATTGTTCACGTTGATTCGGATTTGCAACATCAAGCAGGCAAAGCCTCAGAAGATGAGTCGAGCCGAGGTGGCACGTCGAAATCGAGAACTCAACATTCAACGTAGAGAGCAACTGGGAACAAGAGGCTAGAAAGGAGGTGGCATGACGGCTCTCGTTTGGGACAAGCCCGACGAAAGAATCTTCCAAACTGGTATCGATCGAGGAGTTCTTTATCTTCATGACGGTACAGTTGCGGTTTGGAATGGTCTTACCAGCGTAGAAGAAGATTCAGAGATCGAGGTGAAATCGTTTTATCTCGATGGGGTGAAGTACTTGGAGACTTTGATCCCTGGAGACTTCGTAGGGAAGCTCAAAGCTTTTACCTACCCAGATGAATTCGAATCGGTCTGTGGAATTAGTCATGTCTCCTCAAGCGAAGCGGGATTGGGCCTGGATTATTACAACCAGCCACCAAGAAGCTTTAATCTTTCGTATAGAACCATAGTTGGCGATGGCGTTAAGGGAACAGACTACGGTTACAAAATTCACATCCTCTATAACGTTTTCGCTGAGCCTGATTCTTACGTATACAGCACTGTCAAAGGTTCAGGAGCTGAGCCAATCGAATTCAGTTGGTCTTTGAGCGGGACACCGCCAGCGAAGATCCAAGGTCTTAGACCAACACTTCACATTTCTATCGATTCGAAGAAAACACCTCCCCAAATTTTGAGAATGTTGGAAGATATGCTATACGGAGTGACAGGTGGCACTGTCCAACCGCATCTTCCGACTATTCAAGAAGTTGCTGAGCTATTCGGATACGTAGGCGCGCTTGTCATTATCGATCACGGTAATGGTCTTTGGTCTGCTATCGACGAATCGGATACATATATTACTATGCTCAATAGCACCACTTTCCAGATTGATAACGCAACCGCCGTTTATCTAAATCCGACTACCTATACGCTTTCATCTACAAATGTCAATACTTGAGGTTGAGGAGGTGAAATGGCTACAATTACTGGTCTAACAGCAGCGAGAATGCTAGAAATTGAAGCAGCTTCGGTTGTCGACGCGAGAGTTGAATCCGGAGATCTGATTATCGTTCATCATGACGGAACTGAGGAAAATATTGGTTCTGTTGCCGGTCCAGCAGGTCCAACAGGTCCAGCAGGCCCTCCTGGTCTCGCTTCTATTCCAGGAGAGGTGAAACTTTGGCCTGGATCTTCGCTTCCCGATGCCGCAACGTATGGGACTTGGGTGTGGGCGAATGGAGCGGTTTACGTAACTGCGGATCATCCACTTGCAGCGGCGCATATCGCCTCGGCCTGGAAAACTTTCGACGGTGCCAGTGATCCTGGTGCTGGTAATTTCCGTGTTCCGGATCTTCGAGGAGTAGTTCCAGCTGGACTTGATCAAATGCCATCTGGTTCAAGAGCTAATAGGATGACTCGAGCAGCAGCAATCGTCCTAGCATCCAAAACGGGGCAGGAAACGCACGTCCTTACTGTCGGCGAGTTGGCAGCTCACGGACATACGGTCAATTCACATAGCCACGGAGGATCTGTCTCTGCTGGTGGAGCACATGCCCATTTGTCACGAAATGCTCATGGATTCATGACGAATGCAGGAAGCGGAGATATTCCTTCATATCTTTGGGGTACTGGCGGATCGACGGCTTTCTCGGACAACTCTACCGATACAGCTCCTGCGCACACTCACCCCATTGCTGCAGAAGCACCAGGTACGAACTCGCAGGGTAGCGGTAACGCGCATGAAAATATTCAACCCACAGTTATGGTTCCGTATATCGTCCGCTTGGATGGAACGCTTCCTGGCGGTGCATAATGAGACTAGAACTCTCTGGAAGTTTGGTTCGTCCTGAACCAATTGTCATTCATTTCGGCGTTGAGCCTGGTTTCCTTCCTGGTCTAGGCGATATCATAGATTTTAATCCCGTAACCTAT